TCAAGTTTGGTTTTTCTGTTGAAGAAAAATCGCTGACCAAATTTCTCAAAGTCAAAACATCGACATTTTCATATCTCTCTCTTTTTTCTTCAGGCAACTTCTGCAACAAACGAGCTTTTTCATCTGTTACATAACTGTTAAAAGAGGACTCTAATTCATCCATTTTAGATTTCATAGCTTTCCCTTTTTCTCGTTCCTCAGTGAGCAAAGTTTCAAATTTGCCTTGTTCTTCAAGGGTTTTTGCTCTTGCCTGTTCCTTATCAGCTTCAATTGCTTTTATTGACTCGCGAAGTTCATTTCGTTCAGCAATAACCTCATTAAATCTGTGCATCGGAACTTGATTCGTTTTTTCGTCTTGACTGACTTGAGAATCTACTACCCCATTCTCTACTGGTTTATTATTATTTTCTTCCATTTTTACTCCTTTAGTGGATATATTTTATTATTAAAATGTAAAATTAATTATGTAATTTTACAAACTATATGAATAAAGTTCCAAAAGAATATATATTTAAGAAGCAATGGTTCGAATACATGGGCTATGAGCCACATGAAGGGCAGTGTAGAATGCACTATCCTGAAAACCCTGATGCATCTTTCTTTGTCAATATCTGCGGTAGAAGATATGGTAAAACTACTGCGGCATATAGAGAAGCTCAATTTGTAGCCGCTCAACCTAATAAAAAAATATGGCTAGTAGGATTATCTTATAAAAAATCAAGGCTTATGTTTCGTGAAGTTTATAAAGACATGGTAAAAGGGCATGGAAAGGATATAATAGCCGCTTCTGAAAAGGAGCAGTATATTCGTTTCGCATGGGGAAGCACTGTTGAAGGTATGTCTGCGGACAATCCATCATCTTTACTAGGGGAGGGCTTAGACCTTGTTATTATAGATGAGGCTAGTAGAATGCCTAGAAAGATATGGGATATGTATTTATCTCCTACCTTGTCAGACAAAAAAGGTAAAGCTATCTTTATTACTACACCAAATGGTTATAATTGGATTTACGATTTATATATGCTAGGCAAAAAAGACCCTAAATGGTATTCTACACAATCTCCATCATGGGAAAATCATTTTGCTTTTCCTGAAGGAGAGAATGATGAATTTTTATTAGAAAGAAAAAGAAACCTATCAAAAGAAATATTTGACCAAGAGTATGGAGCTCAATTTGCATCATTCAGTGGTAAAGTTTATCCGTTTGATAGAAAAATAGATGTAGGTAAAATTGCCTTTCAGCCTAATCTACCAACTTATTGCACAATTGACTTTGGATATAGAATGCCGGCTGCTTTATTTTTACAGACATATAGGCAAGATGGAGTATGGCATATAAACATCATAGATGAAATTATACATGAAAAAAATATAGCTACTGAAACCTTTGCAAATAAGATTTTAGAGAAAAATTACCCAGTGTTATATTATTATGGCGACCCAGCTGGATACAATGTTCAAGGACAAACTGGAATGGGAGATATAGAAATCTTTCGAAATTCAGGGATTAATGTTAGATTTAGAACTGACAAAGCGAGTAGAAACATTGCTTCGTCAGTAAGTTATGTGCGTGGATTCTTCGAATCTGCATCAGGAGAAAGAAGAATACATGTTTCAGAAAGTTGCAAAGGAATTATAGAAGATTTTGAAAATTATAGATACCCAGAAGAAGTTGAAGGTAAGTCATTATCAAATGACCCTATTAAAGATGGGTATTATGAGCATGGATGCGACGCGTTTAGATATTTTATAACAAATCGTTTTCCAATGGTCGATAACCAATTAATTAGGATACAAAGATGATATTAACACCGAACGAGATTATAAAAAAATCACTTAATGAATATAAATTAGGAATATCTAAAGGCAAGAGAGATGAAGTAATAAAATATTTAGATTATTATTCCGGAGTTGAAACAGACAAATATATTAGACAATATTTTGATTCTGACGCCTTTATGGAAATACCTCAATATAAAACAAACATCACGAAAAAATTTATTAATAAAATGTCAAGGCTATACACAGTAGGAGCTAAAAGAAATGTTAATAAAAAATATGATGAAATGACCATGAAAAAGAATTTTAAAATGAAACATGTAGAAAAAATGACAAAGTTGCTAGGAAGTTTAGCAGTTGGAGTGTTTTTTGATGAACATGACGGAAAAGAACACTTTCATTATGTTCCAGTGTACCATTTTATGCCTTTCTTTGATAAAGATATGTTTGAGCCTTATGCTATTACCTATCCTAACTTTCAGCCCGTAGATGACGCTTATAATACTCAAAAAATGACTTATAGCTACTATGATAGCGAAAGATACATCAAATTTGACCAAGATGGAGTTATAATGGAAGAAGTCCTTAATGAATCAGGTATTTTTCCTTTTGTTTTCTTTCATAGAGAAGAACAAATCGATTCTTTCTTTGTTGAAGGAGCAAATGACATTATTTCAGCTAATGAGCATATAAATATTACAATGACTGAGATGCAATTAGGCCTAAGATACCAAATGTTTGGACAACCGGTAGCATCAGGAGTTATGGCAGACCAAAATCTTGCAAGAGCTGGTTCTAATGAGATTTTAATGCTTGGAGATAATGGAAAGTTCGAAATTGTTAGTCCGCAAGGCAATATTGATGCGGTTATAGAAAATATTAAACTACAATTAGAGCTTATAGCGTTAAACAACCATCTTTACATCACTTTTTCAGATACTGGAGGCGAAGTTCCATCAGGAATAGCTTTAAAGATTAAAGATGTTGAAAGAATGGAAGATTATCAAGACGATAAAGAGCTTTTTAGAGTTTTTGAGCATGTTTTATATAAAAAAGAACGAGAAATAGCACAATATAATAACATTTCCTTGCCAAATGCCGATAATTTCAAAATTGACTTCTATGATGTTGAGTATCCAATGACCATACAAGACCAAATTATGCAAGACGACTTTATGTTGAAGCATAATTTGACCACAGAAGCACATATCTTAATGAGAGATAACAAAGATTTATCTTTTGATGATGCAGTAGCACAAATTGCAGAAAATAAAGAGATTAATGAAATGTTAATGGGAGATTTTGCTGAAGAACCTAAAGAAAAAGAAGATAGTATGCCTCAAATGGAAGAAAAGCCAGAAATTCCTGAAGGACATCACATGCATGCCGATGGAACTATTATGGCGGATGAAGATATGAAATAATGGAAATGTTTTTTAGTCAAAACTTTGATTTTAGACCTCTAAAAAGAAGAATGCCCGGTTTAATAGCTGACAGAATAAATAAAGACATTACTACAGTCAAAAGAGAAATAGATAAAGGTATTAAACGAAGTGTTAGTCCGGTTACTGGTCAACCTTATACTCCGATTACTGATACAACTAAAGAAGTAAGAGCTCTAAGGCGACAAAACAGAAAATCTAAAAACAAACCATTATTAGCTACTGGAAAGATGTCTAGACTTATTAGAAAGAATGCAAAAGCAAGAGGCAGTGTATTTAAAGGCAGTTTGACTATGGGTAGAGATTATGGAGTGCATCATTTAACAGGTTATACTATTGCTAGTAATTTTACAGTAGCTACAAAAGGTAGAAGTTTTGTAAGTGCCTCAGGAACAAGAGTTCAACAACGAGGTAAATCTAAATTTTATAAAGTAAAAGGTAAAAAAGTTCCAGCTCGTGTTTGGTTTGGAATACCGCAAAACTATTCACAAGACAAAGGTTTTCGTAGATTGTTAAACAAAATGAAAGTAGCTTTAAAGCAAGGCAAACCTATAAGAAGAACTAGAATCGGAATGTTAAAGTTATAATGAAAGAATTATTTAAAAAAATACTAAATATTTTAGAAGATATTAAAGAAACCACTATTACCAACAATCAATTAATTGGATTTATGATAGAAAAACAATATTCTAATATTCCAAATTCAAAGAAAAGAAGAACTTTATTTATTTCAAATGAACAAATTGATTATATGATGGAAAATGATATTTCTTTTACTGAGTGGGGAGATTCTTAGACTCTAATGCCTCAAGCTTATCAATCCAATTCTTTTTTGCGGTTTTTGTATGACGACCTTTTCCCAAAGGTTTCAGACCTACTTTTTTTGCTCGTTGCATTAATATTTTTGAATCTTTTTTTTGTTGGTTTAATACTTGTTGCTTCGATTCTTTTGGCGGTAGCAATTCTTTCGATTCCGCTTCTTCTTCTACTACTATTGCTCCCTCAATCTTTTTCCCTTGCTGAAGAAACCTCTCAAAAGGACTCTCAACTTTAACCTCTACATTCTTAATTAACTTACCAGAATGTTCTAATATTAATCTACCGGCTTGAACATTACCATTGACTGCCTCTTTATACATTGCTTGTAATACTGATGGTAGCTTAGCTCCAAAGCTTTTCATATAAGATTCATATAAATTTTCTACAAATTCTTTATCGTTTAACCAGTTGGTAATTGTATTTCTGTGAACGCCTATCTCTTTAGATATATCTCCTAGATTCATTTCAGGATTATTTACATAGACTACTGCGAACTCGGCTTGTTTTTTATTTAGATTCATCCTTGTCCTCTTTTCCTTTTCTTATAATATTTTTTAGAAATTTTTGTTCCATATTTAGTTCTATGGCTTTGTCCTTGTCGCGTTTTCTTTTTTCCATTGGTATGACGACCTATATTTTGAAATAATGACTTTCTCACTCATCTAACTCTTTATAAAGGTCTTTATCTGACATTCTTTTTGTTCCCCTACCTATATCATCTGATATAATCATAGGTTTGGAGATAAGCTTTTGCAACTTACCTCCACCCTTACATCTTAAAACTTTTTGAGGACATTTCTTTAAAACATCGTTAAATCCATGTTCCGCTTCAAATCGCTCTCCACAAGAGTGACAAAAATAATCATATCTTGGCACTCTACGCTCTACCTTTGACTTTTTCCCAGCTACGAGCTCCAGCTAAACCTAACATTCCCATGAGGACAGTAGTTAATGTTCCCATATCAAATGTTGGTAGTTCAACAATGTTGCCGTTCGCGGCGAAAATGAATAACATAAAAGGCTGTAAAACAAAATGATATGCAAACGCCATAGATAGTACCCATCCTAAGAAAGGCCTCCATCGCACTAATAAACCACCTTGCCCGGCTTCTACTTTATTTACTTCAATCTGAGCTTTATTTATTTCTTGTAGCATTTGAGCTTTCTCAGATTTATCTAATGTAAATTCATCTACTCTATCTGCTACCTTATCTATAAGGCTACCTACTATGCTTAACTTAGACATATTACGCATCCACAATATTCACAGTTCATTTCTTTTTCCCCTTTTTCATTTTTTTCTTTTTACCCTTTTTCTTTCCATAATGATAAGGCATTATATCTCCTAACTCGGTCTTTTGGTTCTACCACCTTTACCAGCCCATAAAAACTTATCTGCCCAATAGGCTGCTGACATCCTACCTCTACGAATATTGGCCGCATGTCTTGCTTTAAATGACCTCCTAGCTTCAGGACTATAATTATGCCCATATCCTTTTGCTCCGAAACGAATTAATTTTAGTTTATGACCCTCTTGAGCTAATACTATAGCTTTTTTCTTAGGATGTTTCGGCGTCATTTTAGGCTTATTTACACCTTTCAACCGATGCTTCTTAATTAGACTTTGTTTTCTATTTTCATGTGGCATAATAATGAAATTTACTGCGGCGAATTGTTTTGTGCAACCTTCCGAATTTTAATTTCCCTTTTGAGTGGAATATAGTATGTCTGTAAATGCCTTGCAATCATACGCCCTACCGCCTAAAAAAAACCAATTTCCATGCCTTGCAAAGACAAAAACCGACTGACGAGTCGGTCGGCCTTTTTGTCGTCATAGATTAACACACATTTTGGCCTTAAAAATGAGTTATCCACAATCCAAACCGACCGGTCGGTCGGGAATTTTTTGAGCAAAAAGAGAGGGGTATTTGAGCCAAAATATCAACAATTTTTCACAATAAAATCTTTTGCCTTTCTCCTCTAAAGATTCATGATTCTTTTGATGTTCTATATATATATATGTTTAAGCAAGGCAACAAAGTTGCATAGGATGATTTTGTAAGTTTATGGCATGACAAATGAAAAACTAAACAAAGGAGAAAAAATCATGAGTCAAAATAAAAAGAGAGTTAACAATCCATCTAGCAAATACAATGATGAAACAATTGATATTGTTTTGTCTTCCCTTGCAAATGATGGAGGGCAATACAAGGGAGTTCTTTTGTATGGCCAATATCAACAAATGGAAACTGAGCAAGGCAACACATATTTTGCTTTCGATAAATCAATTCAATTTAGATTCGATGGCGATAGATATGATACCGATTTGCTGATGAAAGTTTCTAAACGCAATGTCAAGCAAATGATGGCATCGCATATGGTAAGGTTTCAGCGTAGATATTTAAACTATGAATTGCTTGAACCGCTTTACAATTACAAGAATCAGATTGTTCCGAATGTAGATGATGCTACATATTGGGTTTTTAAATCTGACTTTCCAAAACTATCAGATTATGATGGACACATTGGATGGCATTTATTGCAAGGCAAATACAAGCAAAGAAACTTGCATCATTGCAATACATGCGGCGAACATTATAGAAACTTTTGTTCATGCTTAGCTCAGCATCAAATGGAGGGTTATGGGCATTACCATCACGCAAGAAAGTTTCATGACTTTGTAGGCGGTGAGGTTAAAGTTCATGATGGTTCAATCAATCATAATGCATCCCTTGCAAATAGCAAGGCATTCATAGGTATCGAACTTGAAATGGAATATCAGAATCGCAATAAATCAAGGAATGAAACAAACTTGCAAATTCTAAGATATATGAAAAGACATTTTGGAAAGCAATTTTCTGATGTGTTTCATTCATTTAAATCTGATAACACAATCCATCGCGGAGCTGAGGGAATCACGCATCCATTTAGTAGTGATTATTACTTTGCCTTTCGCAAGGGATTTGAGCAATTATCGGTTGCTCTTTCAGCAATGAATATTGGCGACCATCGCAACAACGATGTGGGTTCGAATCTTGGAATGCATATTCACATTTCACGCGATGCTTTTAGGTCGCAATTGCATCTCCGCCGATTCCTTAAATTGAATCTACAATCAGTAGCTCAATTGAAAGCCTTAAGCGGTCGCGGAAATAGATGCTATGGCGGTTCAGCGGTAAACAAATTACAATCCGCAAGAACTAGCGATGCCTTGCAAAAAAGAGCTGAGAATCTAGGCCTAGATGGAGCGGTTGGATATATGAATGATGCTGACATAAACAAACTAGCTAAAAAGCTATTTAGAAATGAAACTCCGGAGGGTCGAAACTTTTGGAATTTCGGAAACTCAGCGACCTATGAATATCGCCTACCGGCAATGCTTTTAGATTCTACATTTAAAGGTAAAGATGGCAAGGCATATTCCGCGATGTGTGTAAATATGGAATTGATTTTTGGAATGTTCGAATATTCAAAAACCAATCCAATTGCGGATATGAATTTTGCATCTTTCATTGCATGGCTAAAGCAAGGCAAAAGATTCAACAATCTTTTGCAAATGGTCAAGCAAGATACATCATTGCTAGAATTGACTTTTGGAAAGGCAACAATGTTGGCCGGTTCAGATGTCGCGGATTTAGCAAATGAAATGGATGTCTTTAAAGGTTCAATACAAGAACAAGATGTATTGGATGTAAAGGCATTAAAAGAGATTATGGCAAGGGGTCAATCTATTGTAGAAAAACTAGATAAAGTTGATGCCCTTTCCTCAGATAAAATAAACGCAAAGGTCAAGGCCTTTCAATCTAACAAAAAGGAGAGCAAATAATGTGTGTAGCAATACTAAAAACAAAAGGAAATAGAATAACCAAAAAGGAGCTTTTACAAGCTTGGAAAACCAATAGCGATGGAGCGGGAATTGCTTGGGCATCGAAAGGCAAATTGAACATTGTAAAATCTTACAATGCCGATGGGTCAATGATGGATGCTGAAACATTTGTAAAACAAGCGGTCAAATTGCAAGGGAAATACATCAATGAAAACATGTTGATTCATTTCCGAATCGCTACGCAAGGTCGCGATGAACTAGGCAATCCGGATGTAGCTAATTGCCATCCATTCATTGTTAACAA